GTACCCGAGCCGACCAGAAGGTCATGCGCGACCTGACGGCCCGCCATGATGCCCGCCTGCTGAGCGATGAAGCCCGCGATGTCGATGCCGGAGTCTTCAACCATCTCCTTGGAGACCTGGACGATCACACCGTACTTCTTGGCATTCAGCGTGAACTGGTTGAATGCCGCGTCGGAAGTCGGGAACTGCGTGTTCTCAGCGACCGGCGCGACGGTCGGGCGGCCGGTCAGGCGCGGGAACGTCATCGGGTTGCCGGAACTGGTGGTGATGATGGTGGGCTGGCACTGCCACACGCCGATGCCCGGCAGCATGTACTCCAGGACCCGCGCGACGAACGTGGTAGGGATGGTGGCCCCCGCGTTCGCGGCGACGCCGGTGGTAGCGACACGGGTCTCAGCCGCAGCCAGCGCGGCGCGGGCCTCCTGGCCCGGCTTGATGTAGAGGTCCGAGCCGATCGTGAGGACCTGGCCAGGCAGGGTCAGGGCCCGAATCTCGTCCGACAGGGACGGGCCGGTCTGCCCCTGCGGCTGCTGGTCGCCGGTGAACACGCCGGGCTTCGCGCCCAGAGCGATAGCCCGCTGACGCAGCTCCGCCGCGTCCCGCTCCCGCTCGCCCTCCTCCACGATGGAGCGGGCCTCCGCGCCGAGCCGGTTCAGGTCCGTGTCCATCTGGTCGAGCTGGCTCCGCTGCTCCGCGCTCGGCTCGCCGGTCAGCGCGTCCGTCAGCGCCTTGCGCTGCTCCCAGATCTGCGCCCGCTGAGTCAGTAGGGCCTCAGCCTGTGCCCCGTAGTTAGTCAAAGTGATACCTCCCCCAAGGGGCCGCCTTAAGCGGCCAAACGAAAGAGGCCCACCCGTCGGGTGAGCCTCTGTGTGTGTTTGGAGCTGGCCTAGAAGGCACGGCCCCTAAGCCGAATCGCGCGAAGCGCGGTCCGAAGTACGTCGTCGTCTTCCGGCGGCAGCGGGTTCCACGAACCCGTCATGTCCCGGTCGTGCAGCTCGGCCGACAAGTCCCAGCCGTGCGCGCCGGCCGCGAGCTGTAAAGCACGCGCCGCGGTCACACCCGATTCGGTGTCCTCGTAGGCCGGGTAGGTCACCGGGGACACGTCGAGTAGGTCAACGTCGATCAGGGTTCGGAGTCGGCCCCGTCCCTCGCGCTGCCAGTCGTCCTCACGGACGCGGAAGCCGAACGAGGATTGAGTCACGTCGCCGCGCTTCATCGACTCGGCGAGATCCCGTGCATAGGACGTGTCCGGCGCGTCCACCTCGTAGTGAAGGCCCGTTGTGTCTTCCGTCAGCTTCAGCGTTCCCGAGGTGGTACGGCCCAGAATGAACTGAGGGTCGTGATTGATGAGCGCCCTCACGTCCTGGCCCTCACCGATGGCGCGACCAAACGCGCCCGATCGAATCGTCTCCACGAAACCCCCGAGGTCGTGTGACCTCGTGGCGAACTTCGCGGCGTAGCCGGTGAAGCGGAATCCGCTCCCGGAATTGGTGATGTCAAACTCGGTCGCAACGGACCGACGTTCGAGCAACGTCACGACTTCTTTCCCCCGTTCTCGTCGTCCGCGTCCGGCTCTGTTGGCGCTGTTGGGTCCGGAGCCGGCGGGGGGCTGTAAAGCTCGCCCCCGTCCACCTGGCCCGGGATCTTCTTCCAGTCGCCCACGGTCGGCAGATCCTCATCAATGCCGATGATGTTCGCCGGGCGATACCACTGGTTCCCCTCGCCGTTCGGAATCGGCGCCATGCCTTCCTCGGCGCGAACCTCATCAGGCGACTTCATGCCGTTCTGAATGGCCAGCGCGTGAGCCTGGTAGCGCTCGCTCAGCTTCGCCCGAAGGCGAGCGTCCATGTTGAAACGCATTTGCTGGAAGCCGGGCAGGAGGAACGTCGAAATGGCTTGCTCGACGCGGGCCGCCCACGGGTGCAAGGTGTCTTGCGCCATCGCGTAGTTCTGTTCCTCAACGCCACGGCCCCAGGACGAAGTAACCGCCGGGTCAACCCGATAGGCGGGCACCCTGTAGAACAAGGCGATATCGGCCTTCGTGTAGTTCCGCGTCTGTAGGAACTGGGATTGCTCGGGCGTGATGGTGATCGGGTGCCACGAGGCACCACCCGTCAGAACGCCGACCGCGTGGCTATTGGCCACGCCCTGATGCTTCTTAACAAAGTCTTCCTTGAGGCGAAGCGCCTCTTCCTTCGTGGCCTTGCCGGGGTGCTGAATGATGCCGGACATGTAGGCGCCTTGCGAGAAGAAACGCGCCCCGAACTCCTCGGTGACCATGCCGATTCCGATAGCCTGCCGGGCCGCCTCAAGCGGGCTAAGGCCAGTCAGGTAGCCGGGCATCGACAGGGCCGGGATGTGAAGAATCTCGGTCTGATCCATGTCCACGCCGTTGACGGAATAGACAATGTCCGTCGTCCCTTCCTTCGGGAAGGGGTACACCCACGACGGGTGAATGGGCCACAGCTCGACCACGTCCCCGGCGCCGTTGCGTAGGGTGTAGATGTAGGCGTTACCGGCGACCAGCAGCGACATGAAGACCCGCTGCCAGAAGTCAAACGGCGTCATCCTGTAATTGGGCTTGCGCAGCCACGTCGGGGCGCGCACAAAGGCCGTGGTGCCGTCCGGATATTCCTTGAATATCTCGATCGGCAAAGACGAAATGGCGTCCGTGATCAGGCCAACGCAGTAGTAGACGGCGCTAACCTGCATCGCCGTCTGTTCGTTGACGCTCTTGCCGGAAAAGATCGGGTCATTCGCCAGGAACGCATTGCGTACCCAGTCAACCGGGGGTTGAGACGAAAGCCACCCGAGCCCTCCCGTGCGCTTCTCAATTCGCGAAAGGAGGCTCACCGGTATTCAGGCCCCCGCTCCGCGTTGCTCATCGCGTCCTGCCCGCGAGGGGTCAGCGTCCAGCCCCACAGGACCAGGAGAGCGCCCAGGATCAGCCAGCCGAGGGGCAGGTAGATGAGGCTCGCGCCGTGGGCGATCACGCCGAGTCCGGCAGCCTCAATCAGCGAGGCGACCCATTCCGCCGTGCGGTTACGCTTCTTCACCAGCACACCCCCTATTCATCGGAGAGGCTGATAAAGCCCACGTCCGCGTCATCCTCCGTGAAAGCAACGAAAAGCGCGTTCAAAAGCGCTGAAATACCGTCGATTTTGTCGCCAGACTTGGCCTTAGACGGCTTAAAGAGACCATCCGCCGTGTACTGAACCTCTACGTTGTCCGCCATCCAGCGGAGAACCGGGTTACCGCCGTGCCGGAGAACTCCCTCAGCTAGAAGGGTTTCCATCCACTTGCACGGGTCGGTCATTCGCGCCGACGTTTGCGGCGCCTTAACGCCCTCTAGCCCGCCGTCTTCAAGCTCGGTAACCAGGTTGGTCGCGTTCCACGGGTCATAGCCGAACAAGTCAATGCAGAAGTCTTCGGCGTCCTTGCTGATTTCCTCTTTGACGACGCGGTAGTCCGTAACGTCACCATCGGTGATAGTTAGCCAGCCCATGTCACGCCAGTACTCAAGCGTTGCGCGCTGAACGCCACGGGCCTTAAGCGCCTTCGACGGCAGCCAGAAACGCGGCAGCACAGTGAAGCCCTCGGCTTCGGGGTCCTCCGGCGAGCCGGGGAAAAGCAGCACCCACGCCGTGAAGTCGGAAACGCTCGCCAGGTCGAGCCCGGCATAGCAGCAACGGCCCGCCAGGTGCTCACGCAAGACCGGTTCGCCGCCGTTGCGGTCCCACGTCTGCATGTCAATCCAGCGCTCAGCCTGCGAAGTCCACTGATTCAGGCGGAAAACGCGGAACGCGTTCTCTGCGCTTGGCTTGGACTCGGCCTCTACGGCTTCGGATCGGAGGTTTCCGATTGAGAGGAAATCTCCAAGGGCGGGGTTGGCGTGATACCAGCCGGTTGCGGGCTCTCCGGTATCGGGATTGCCGGGCTGTCCTTCATCTCTCCAGTCCCAATCGCGCGGTGTATTTCGCATGAACACAAACCGGGAATGGTCGGCGGCAGGACTACTGAGGAGGTTTTCTCCATACTCGTGCTCCTCCAATGCGAAGCGGGCCGACGTATACGCGGCCGTCGTAGTGGCAATGAGAATCGGCTGACGCCGAGTACCGAAGCCCTGGCGCATCGCATCCCAGAGATGCCGGTCCTTCTGAGTCAAAACCTCATCGAAAAGGACCATGCTCGGGTTAGTGCCAAGGGCGCCGGAAGCATCTCCGGGGAGCACCGCATAGAAAGAGTTCGTGGACATGTCGATGATGCGTTTCTTAGACGCAACAACCGTCAGCCGCTTAGACAGGATGGGAGACAGCTCAACCATCCGGCGGGCCACGTCGAAAACTAGCGAAGCCTGGTCGCGGTCAGCCGCGACGGAATAGACCTCGGCCGACTCCTCCCCGTCACCCGTAAGGCCGTACAGGGCGAAGCCGGAGGCAAGCTCCGACTTGCCGTTCTTGCGAGCCATCTCAAGCCACGCGACGCGGTACTGACGTACGTACTCGTCGTATTGCTCGTCATAGGCGAGCGTGCCGAACAAGGGCCGCACGATCTCGTGCTTCTGCCAGTCGGTCAGGAGGAACGGGGTGCGGGCGTGACGGCCCTTGGTGTGGACCAGGACGCGCTCAAAGAAGTTGACGACCTGATCGGCCTTGGTCGGGTCCCACAGGAACGTGCCAGGTGCAGCGTTGTCCGGGGCGTGGGGGGCGAGAAGCATCCTCACCCCCTCACGTCAGGCCGGCGGGACGCTTTACAGCGCCCCGCGGGTGGTCAGGTGGGTGTTAGGCAGCCATGGGCACGCCCGCAGCCTCGAACCGGTCACGCCAGGACGGGAGGCCGGAGACGACAGGCGCCGGGGCCGGGGTCAAGTCCAAAGCCCGGCAGTGCTCGCACAGCCCTGCGGGGGCCGTAGGCGCCTTGATGCGCTCGCAAACGGGGCAGTGGTGCCGGACGGCCTGAACGGGCGCCACAGGGGCCACAGGGGCCGCCGTAGGCATCTTGTCTTCGAGCCGCTTCCGCAGCAGCCCCGCCGGGTGCTGGATCTTCTCCGGAAGGCCAGCCGTCAGCGTCAGCGAGATCAGCCGCTTGTCTGCGCCCCGCTCGAACCAGGTCTCGACCAGAGGCGCCAGCGTCCGCATGTCGCGGGCCGAGAGGTGCAACCGGCGGTCAGACCGGCTCACCTCGTTGAGGAGGTTTTCCGATCGAGAGATCTCACCTCCCGCCCGCCCCTCCGGGGCCGACTCGGCGAGAACCGGCGCCACCACGGGGGTAGGGAGGGGGGAGTTTTCTACCTGATCTTCTATGGGGTTATCTACCGACGAACCGGCTGCCGGTCCACCGGAAGCCACTAGGGCGGTATTCGGTGCGACCTGCGCCGATGCGCCGTCCCGCACGTCGTAGAGGACAACCTCAGTCGTGAGCTTGCCCGCCTCGCCCCGGATGCGCTTCCGCGCCAGGTAGCCGCGAATCTCAAGCTCTGTCAGCGCGGCGGCGACCGCCTTGCGGCCTTCCACACTCTTTGCCGAGAGCGTGTGTATGTCCTCCCGCGCGCCAGTAGGCAGCGACAGAAGGTAGGCCAGGATGCCCCGAGCCGTGAACGACAGCGCGTGGTCACGGGCCGTCGCGTTGGGAACGATGGTGAAGAAAGCAACCTGCGGGGTACGCTGAATGCGCATGTGGAGTGCAGCTCCATCAAGCCGAGCCCCGGGGGTGCTACCAACACCCGCCGGGGCGTTCCGTTGTTAGGGCTGCGACTGTAGCACCCTTGACAGATCTTGTGTCAAGGATGAAACACCTAGGCGCTTTACAGCGCCCGGCCGGCATAGGTCACCAGGTGAACCAGTTCGTTCCGTTTGAGTACACGCGCAGCACGCCATAGGCCGTGTTAATTACCTTGTTCGCCGCGCCGTCGATCGTTCCGGACGCCGGGGTCACCGTGATCGTGTTGGTCCCCGAGCACGCCCCGGACTCGTCCTTAACCACTAGGTTCTGTCCGGGCAGCGTCGAAGCTGCGGGCAGCGTGACAACGCGAGCCGCCGACAGGGACGTGTAACAGACCTTTGCGTCGGTGGCCAGCACCGTATACGCCACGTTTGCCACTGTCGTGCGGCCCTGCACAAATGCTTGCCCCACCGACAGTGAGTTGTCCGTCGCCACCACACCGGCCGCAGAGCGGTACAGGTTCGTATCCGGGTTGGTAGTACCGCCCGGCCCCCACAACATCGTGCCGTCATGCAGCATGCCCCAGCGGTTCTGGGACTCCGTGCCGACCTTGTACCCGATGGCGCGGCTGTTGGCCGTCTGGGCAATCGAGAGCAGCGATGAGCTACCCAGGTTGCCAGTCCCAAGGCTGTTGGTGAGCTTGATGCCGTTCTGGTCAGTGGTCGTGGTCGCCGCGAACGTGCTCACGGCAGGGGCGTCCTGGCCGACCCCGAGACGAGTCAGGACCGTCAGCGAGTTGTCCGTCTTGAGGACGCCCGCACCGCCCCGATACAGGTTGGTGTCCCCGGCTGCGTTGCCCGGACCCCAGCTCATGAAGCCGCTGGCGAGCTGTTGCCAGCGTGGGAAGGTGTCGCCTGTGACCTGATTCTGCTCAGAAACCGAGCTGGACGAGCTGCCGACGCTAGTAACGGAACCGGTCATCGTGCCGCCGGTCAGCGGCAGCACCCCGGCCGCCGTAGGCGTCTTCCACGACGTGTCGTAGTCCGTAACCGAGTTCTTGAACAGCAGCGCCCCGGAGGCGCCGCCAGACGGAACGCCCGGCCCGGCAACGTAGGTGACGTTCCCCGCGTTCGGGGACGACGGAGTGACCGGCATAAGGTCGATCGGCTGTGACGCCAGGTACGACAGAGACACGTTGTAGGTGCGCCCCTGCGCGCCCGTGAAAGTCTCGGTTACCTGGTAGGTGAAGCCGGTGGGGGAAATCGTCGGGTCGTCACAGGCAACCAGCGTCGCCGTGATCGTGCCGTCCGGCTGGATCGACGCCACAACATCGCCGGACACCAGAGCGTTTGAGACCGTCGAGACCAGAGGCGACGGAGGATGGAACGAGACCGTTCCCTGAAGCGGCGTACCGTCCGCTCGCAGATACGTCGCTACGACCGTCACGGTCTTCAAGGTCACTGGCACAACAGGAGACACGTCTAGCCCCCCCTCGAACCGCGGAACGCTTTACAGCGCTCAGCCGGCCTAGCTGTGATGGCGTCGGCGATGGTGATAGCCGTGCCGCCTGTGAACGTGGTGATGGCGTCGGTGCCCGTGGCTGCCCTTGTGGGGGTGGTGCCCGCCATGCCCGACGTGATGGTGCTCATGCACGCCCTTGTGGGGATGGTGGCCGCCGTGCCCGACGTGGTGGTGCTCATGCACGCCCGCGTGGTGGTGATGCTGACCAGCCGCGACGTGGTGATGTTCGTGAACGCCCGCGTGAGGGTGATGACCGCCCTTGGCCACATGGTGATGGACGTGCGCCCCAGGGCGCGGATTGTGGTTGCCCTGGTGTGGATGCCGGTGGGTGACCGTGCCTGGCGAGTGCGGATGGTGCGGCTGCCGGGGCGGCCGGACCCGACCAACGCGGGCCACGCGATGAACGCCGGGCACCCTCGGAACCCGAGGTGTGCGCGTCGCGACGTATTTTCCCACCGTTGACCTCCAAGCGCTCTAGTCAACTGGTTGATGATCGGGAATACTTGACGTACCAGCCCCGTTCGGCCGCCGCCCGGTTTTGATGCAAGAACACCGGCAGCACAGGTTGAAAACCAAACGATCTCTCACGATCGGCTGTGAATCCCGCAAATTCTCGTGTTTGAAGGGAGGTCAGATCATGTGGGAACGAATCACGGCAGCAATACGCGAGATCGTCTTGTCTGCGCTGAGCAGCAACAGTCAGACCGCGCGCTTGTGCTGCTTGATCGTCGTCAGCGGGTTCACCTATGCGCTCTACATCCGCCCTAGGTAGGTGGAGTGAGCGGGAGGTCAGGGGGAGACGAAGCTCAACCCCTGGCCTCAACCGCAGTCCCCCCGGCCGGGCCCCCGCGCCGGCCGGAAGCTTTAAAGCGCGCTACGCGCTGATGAGCGCCTGGATGTCTAGC